CGCACTCACAGGACTGTCTTGCTTCTCTTTCGGCGTATCGCCCGGCATGTCCTTCTCGGTATGCTCGATGATCTCGACCTCTTCATCAGCCGCGATCATCATGAACTGCTGGTCGGTAAGATCGTAGTAGGTTTCCTTTTCCTCACGTTCCGTCTCTTCCCACCAGATCTTGACAAACCCGTTCTTGGTCAACAGCGCATCCTTGACAAAGCTGTACATGACCAGAAAGCCGGGGTTCTGTTCCATGAAGACGTGGTTGACGTAATCCGTTTCCTGCTCAGCCGCCTTCACGTCCTCGGGCCCGACAGGATTGAACCTGACCACTTGTTCCCCGCCGGCGAATATCTCCATCAGGCTGGGCATGAGGCCTTCGACCGTATCGGCCACATCAGTCGAGACAGCCGCGGACCGCCCCTCAACCGTGGGCATGTCCCGGGTCATGTCTCCCTCGTAGTAGCTTAGCGCCCGGCTGCGATCCTCGCTGAGCGTCGATGCATTCAGGCCAGCCAATGCATCGGCATGCTCGGCCTGGATGATTGAGCGGACGGCTTGGTCACTCAGTTTGGGCATTTTGGCTCATTTCGTAGAATTTTATTTTTATCCAGGGCGAGAGGGGTGAGAATTATATTCTCCTAGACCACAGTGTCCAAAGCCTGCGACCACACAATTGGGCTGCTTTATCGGCCGCAAACAGCGAAACGATGCAGAAAGACATGCTGATAAGAAAACCAATGGCACATACGTGATTCATGCGATGCTCAGCCTCGGCAACTCGAGCTTGCGGTTGAAGTTCGATACGATCCGCTTGTCGAATGCCATCGAGAGGTATCGAAATGCATCCGCCCCATGGCTCGCCCAGTCATGCACAGGCTTTGGCCGTAGCGTCTGCAGCCGATCATCGTATTCAGCCCGATAGAGCTTCAATGCGTCAATTCCCCGCGCGCATTTCTTGGCGTCGAACCAGCATTTCGGCAGGAAGACGCGGACCGCGTTAATGCCGTCTTCAACGCGATGTGCTGGAGATGTCTGAAGATTTTTGAGCCCAAGACTGTCCAGAATTTCCATCCGAGTTTTGCCCGTTCCCAATTCTTTCGCCCATGAATCGGGAGGAACAATATGCCCACCGTAGATATACGGCTTAGACTGGATTTCCCGCACGTAATGTCCGAGATCCACACCGCTGGCCTCATAGTAGTCCAGTATTCTGATCTCACGGCCGACAGCCTGACAGAACCAGATCGCTGTGGCATCGGCTATCCCCAGATCCCAGGCTGTCCACACCGGGCTGACCGGATCGTAGGGAACCGGACAAATGCGCTTGTCCTGCTCTGCGGCAGCCATGAGCTTGCCATAGTAAGCCCCGACGATCGCAGCTTCGAACGAGCATTCGAACTCCTGCGCGTACTGCTCTTCGCTCATGCCGCGCTTGAGGCTGGCGAGCTCATCAGGACCGATAATGCTGGTTTCGCTGGCTTTCAGCGTCAGACGGAACCAGTCCTCGGCAGGGCTGCCATCCGCCTGGCGATCGATATGATAGAACCAGTCTCGACCGGCCGGCGTCCCGATGAACGTGGCACCGCCATTGAAATCCGCCAATGTAGGCCGAATCACCTCAGGCCATGCTCTCGGGTCGATCTGCGCGGGCTCGTCAATCGTCACATCGTCGAAATAGAGCCCGCGCATACGCTCGTAGTTGTCTGCGCCGTAAAGTCTGACCCGTGCCCCGTTGGGATAGTCGATATAGAGCTCCGACACTTGGGGGAGAATGCCGGGAATCGGGGCGGAATAGTACTTCAGGTAGCCCCAGGCGATATCCTTGGCCTGTGCATAAGTGGGCGCGACAAATGCATATCTGGGCGGCGGATTGCGCCGGGTATTCCTGAGTGCGGCCCGGATCTTGTCATTGATGCAGCCGACTGTTTTACCAAATCTGCGATGTGCAACGATCTTGGCAAAACGCTCAGTGCGATCATGATATGGAACAAATTGCCGGCGCGCCGAATACGGAATTGTTATGAGCTGCTCGGCGGTTGCCATGTGACCGTCACTGCGGGATATTCATCATCGCCCACGATGGCCTGCGGAACTTTGCCATCGAGGCGGTCTGCAATCTCACGAATTGCATTGACATCGCCAGTTTCGGCCTTTTCGACAAGCGCCTCGGCGACTTTGCGCAGCTTCTTGAAATCCCCATTGGTTTCCGCAATGGCCATGCGCAAGGCATCGCGAAATGGCTTGTCTCGCTGCTGTCCCCTGGGATTAGCCATTTGAACCACTAAACTGTTGCGATGCGAAGAAATTGCACATCATTTTCTACGGTATCTCGATAGTGCTCGGCAACGATCTGACGAGCTCAGCGATGATGAAACTGATTTTGTTTGTGATTTCCGCATCTGATCCGGTCCGTACGAGCTCGGCTCTGACACGGAGCAAGGCTTCCATTTGCTCCACGGCTTGCTTGATGGAGTTGAGATCGTCTTGACGGTTGCTGAAGGTCATGCGAGCCACCCGCGCAACATTTTGAACATGTTCACGATATTCCGGATAACGCTCCATGCTTTCCCAATGGCGATCCTCCGCGGTCATAGGATTAGCCATTTCTGCGTTTTTTCGCCTTTCCACCCATTCTCAGCTTGCGAGCGCCTGGCTTGGGCTTGTCATAGATGCCACCGACGGTTTCGAGCTGGCGGATGTTGAAGGGACGCATGATCCAGCGGAGTTTTATGCGCTTCTTCAAGCCGCAGGCTGATCGGTGGCCGGCGGATTGATCTTCGCGAGCTCGGCCTGATTGGCTGAGATAAGCTGACGGATCGAGGTGACAGCAGCCTCAACATCAGCATCGGAACTATCGGGATGGGTGATCTTGGCCAGAAGGCCGTCGATCACATTGTGATTGCTGGCAAGTTGAGCCTGAAGATCAGTGATCGCTGCTTTGAGATCCTCGTTTGAGCTCATGAGTTCCTTCCTTTTCCAGCGTTCATATTCCTGTATGACCGAAAGGCGGGGCGGCCTTCTTCGAATTGGCTCTCCTACGGATTTCGGCCAGTTCATCGCTTAGCCTTTCGCTTGACAGCACCCGAGAGAATGCCGCCGCGGGATTTGCGCTCATGCTTGGCTTCCATTTCGCGGCCCTTGGCCGTCTCCTGATTGCCGCGCATGGCTCCGATTTTATTCATTGTTCCATAGACATAGGCAGCGGCACGGCGCCCCGTATAGCCTTTGGAACTAGCCTCTGATTTTAACCGGTCCTCGAGGAATTTGGGCATCAGTAGCCTCTGCTGCGCTTGTTCCGGCTGACCTCGGCCGCAAGACCGCCATTGCGGCTGCCGACCTCATTGACGAGCGCGCTGCGATCGACCGTCGTATCGGGAGAGCCGAGCTCATCGAGACTGGGAGGGCTTTGCGAGTAAGGCCCTTGACCCCTCTTCCAGCCGGTCTTGTCACCGGGCATCGATTGCTTGCTCATGGCGATTTCCCGAGTTTGCGGTAGGCCTTGGCCCGAATTTTCTGAGCCTGCGCCAAGGAAAGATTGCCCTTGTTCTTCTCTTCAGAGGCTCGCGCCAATGCATCCTTGGCATGAGACTTGTCCGGCATTGGATACTTGCGCTGACCCGGCAAGCCAAAGCTTGACTTGGGAAGGCGGTTGCGGGCCTTAGCTCTGAGAATTGCCATCTATCCTATCCCCAGAAGTGGAACCAGCTTTGTCAGCAGCACGATGAGAACGACAGCAAAAACAATGATCTGCACGATTTTCGTGATGAACGGATCAGGCGAGAACCGTTCCGCCGCATACCAAATGATCAACGCCACCACGACAACGATGATGATTGGAATGAGAATCGTGAGAAGGCCATGCATTCCTAATCTATCTCATTGTTTTTGAGCAAGAAAAAGCCGCTGACGGCGGGAGTGAAAGTGCACCGCCAGCGGCCGTGCTGCGCCAGCTACGCAGCCAGGAGCGGCGGAATGGACAACACCGCTCAAGACGGAATTTCCACATGATATGATGATTTGCACGGACTTTGCCAAATTTGCCAAATGAAATCAAGCCTTTTGTGAAATTGGATTGTTGGCGACGCACCAGATCTTCAAAATGGCGTCCTTGTATCGCAGTCGAGCCATCTCGTCAGAGCGACCGATGCGCAATCCTATGTGCTTGAAAGATATATCAAATGATCGCCACCACACGAGCTTGAACTCCTTCTTTTCTATCGCTCGAGCCCATGAAAGTGCAGTCAGCATGTCGCTGACATCTGCTGGCGAGGGCCGGAACTTCGGCATTGTGGCCTCGGTATAGCCATAGGCATCCTCGACGGCCCGCTTGATCTCGGGCCACGGGCTGTAAATCTTCATGAATTTGGCCTCATGGTCGGGAACAGCTCGTAACGTCTTGCATGCCCGCAAAATGCGCCGTTCTACCTCGGTAATCAGTAAGGGCTGGCCAAGAGGCACGTCAATAAGCGCAGCTCGGGACAGGCTCATTCTGCGGCCTCCAAATGAGTTTTCCCAGCCAAAACCTCAACGGATCGTGCATCTTTCATGGCCAACCAATCAGCTTGCATCCCGAGCATTCGAGCGCGCGTTAAACGAAAACCATAGCTCATGGTAGGACATCGCCAGTCCAGACAGCGGTTCGCCACATCGAGTTTCTCAAACGGAACCGTGACGCCGCATCGCGTGCACTTAACGTCCTTCATGGTGCCCAGCCTTTCTCTCGAACTATTCTTCCTAGTTCGGTTAGCCTCTTATCCACAGGCTCGTCACGCTCTGACTCAATCATAGAAGACTCTTCTTTGTGACTGTGACTGCCACCCATTTGCTTGGCATTTGCTTGAGTTTGGACGTGTTTTTTGGCCACAGGTTCCCGTAGCATTTGCCGGGCAAATGCTGTAACCAACCCTCCTTTTTGCCCGGCTTGGGCGCGTTTAGCTTTTATGATCTCCTGTTTTGTCAGCTCGGCTTCGATGCGCTTGTGCCGCCATCCCGGCTGAAATAGCGGTTCTATGTTCGGCCGCACTTTTTCCACCCACGCGGACAGCGGCAGCCGGGTTATCTTGGCGAGTTTCATGTTTTCGTCCGGCAAGCCACCGGTACGCCAATAATGCATGATGAGCAGCAAGTATGCGCCGTGCTGTGTCGTGGTCAGATGACCCGTGTCGGCGAGATAGTCGGCCACATAAAGCGGCATCCAGGGGCGGGCCATTCATTTTGGCTCCCATCCCGGGCCACCGGCCGCCATGCGATCGCGGATCGCGCTATATCCAACATTCAGCGAGTTGGAAAAATCGTCAGCTCCGTCATAAGGCCCGGCTCGTCGCTGCCAACACGGCACGGAATCCTCAACTTCAGCAATAGGAACAATCCTGCATTCACTGCGGTTTAATTGCTCAGTTGTGGTAACGCTCCAAGTATCTATGCGAGGCCAAAACCAATCTTTCAATGCAGGAAAATCAATGAGATAGCAATTCAGCGCAGTTTCTTCGCGGTTGCAAAAACAATAGAGAAGATAATCCGCTTCCCCGTATTCCATCCATCCTTTGCGTTCGCGGCCAGGAACAGTGCAGGTCATTGTTTCAAGAGTGAATGCAGAATATCCATTCTCGCGAAGTCGCCCGCGATTAGCGCCGGGCCAACGAACGATCTTCTCTTCAATACAGATCGCATCCCCGTTCTTGCCTTGAAGGATCGTATCGACCGCATATTCGCGTTGCAGGCGAGTCGCTAATTTTCCTTTGTCGATAAAGACATACCGACCATCAATGGCATATTCTCCATAAAAATATGGCGCGAGAATCTTGTCTCGTATTTGTCGCTGCCATTGATCGTCGCGCAAAAAGACGTTCATTCGGCTGCTTGAGCCTCCTGAATGAACACATTTGTGAAGTCCGGTCGCGGCTGACGTTGAAAACACTCGCCATATGGCTCGTAAGAAGCGCGCCGAACGATCTCGTAAAACTCTTCTGGCTTCTCTGAATGCTGCCCCAATGAAGCTTCAAAATGCGTCGCGATGTTATCGGACCGAGTGCGCAGCTCGCCGCGAATGCCGAACAGCACGTGCTCGGTCGAATTGCGAAAGTAGGAGCCAAGACCCCAGCGAGGCTTGACCCAAGTCAGTACAGTTTTATGGGCGAAACCCCAGTGCGCCATCAGATCCACGGCACGGGTCATGAAATTATTAGTGGTCCAGAGATAGAGGTGACAATTTTCCTCAGCCCATTGGGCAATATTCAGGTCGAGCAATTGCTCATGGGTCATCGTGGCGTAGCCGGGAGCCGCACGTCCCGCTAGTGATAGCCATTCATAGTCCCAAGGCGGATCGACCACGAGCGTGCGGAACTTACCGATAAGCGGTGTGATACCCTGGATACGCTGCTCGTCTTTGGCTTGGCGCAGCTTACGGTAAGCGCCTGTCACCTTGCCGGTTCGGTCCATCTCTTCGATGAGGTGCCCAAACCTATCAGGATCGGCCTCAGCAGCTTCCACGACGTCTTTGATTTTCTCGACGGTCCGACCTGAGACACCCGCAAACGAACCTATTTTGTCTGCGGCTCTTTGCTTTCCGACTTGTGTGAAACTTTCGCACAAGTCATTGCGCGCACCCTGACGCTCCTTTGCAGCCGCCTTCTCGATCGGCTCCAGCGCGCGCCGGATCGAATCGATCTCGGAGGGCAGGAAGTCCTTGCGCTGACTATTTTCGGCGAACTCGCCTCGAACGATCTCATGCAGGTCGATGATTGTGACCGGCACCTCAGCCCATCCGAGCTGCCGCACGGCTGCGAGCCTGCGCTCGCCCGCTACCAGCACGTCATCCGAACGCACAACAATAGGATGCAGCAAGCCAACGTCGCTAATACTTCGCGCAAGACTTTCGATATCGCCAAGATCGCGTCGATGACGCGCGCCGAGCTTTATTTGCGAGGTTCTCAATCCGCCCCTCCGCGCATAGAAGCCTTGGTATGAAACGGACAATAAGCCAATCCCATTTCCAGGTTGGCTTCAGGTGCACCGCAAAATAGGTACGGCGCCCCGTCATTGATCGGCCAGCGACAAGTGAAGTTCGTCAGCGCCACAAGATTGCAGGGCTGACTGTTCGGACCGGCTGGGATGACGCGCGCAGGTGTATCGTAGGTAACGCGGCTCTCCAGCCACAGCGTAATGGCCGCTGGTGTGTCTTTGGGCTGCCGTGCTCTTGGGGAGCGGCGCGGAATTGGCGCATCAGCGGCCTTCCCAGGCGCATTGCGACGCATTCGCTTCCGAT